TTATTGTCGATTTTTATCCTCGTCTATAGCCTTTGTTACATCTTCGTCAAATTCATGTACTTTATTAATTGTGTAGCGTTTTATTATCCGGAATATCTTGGCTTCGGAAATATCTCCGGCGTTTTCCAGAAAACTCCAAAATTCAACACCGCAGATAAAACCAGTGCATAGATTCGGCAATAATTCCGATTTGGGAATGAATCCTATTACATGCCTTGACAGCACGAAAGCCAGCATGACCGTACCCAGGGAGAAGAATAGTTTCTCCACCGTCCGCCATGCAGCATAAGAGCTGAAGTACCATTCTCTATGCTGTCTCTTGGATCGTCTGTAACTCGCCCAGCAGCCCGTCACGAAATCAATAGCTATGAAAACAAGAATACACAGCAATAAAGGTCCTATGGGGGTAAAATACCCTACGATACTAAGCATCAATCCACACACTCTGCGTCCAGCATCTAATTTCATCGTTTACGGTTTTAGGTTAATTGCTCCATGATCGCATCGTATACGGCGGGAGTGCAGGCCTCGGCCACCTTTTGTAGAAGCTCAGCCTCTCTATCCGAAAGCTGAATTGGCCCTTTGTTATCGTAAATTTTATGTACCAATGCGTGATATTCTATGCCGGGGCATCCCGTATAAATTGCGTCGGCAATAGATACCCGGTAATCCCTGACCTCGGATTTCGTCCTGGCAAAATCCAAATAAACCCGCAGATTCGTTAAATCGATGTTCTTCATAATTTTAGTTATTGTAGTTTGCGTAATTCCAATAGCCAGTAGATCCAATAAATGTAAATTTACATTCTGTTGTCCAGTTAATTACAACACGATCCACAAGACTTGATCCCATGCGGATGATCTTGCCTAAAGTGCGAGATCTAACTACTAAATTGCCTGATCCTGATTTTTTAACCCAAACAACCTTGCCGTCTTGACCGTCAGGCAATAAAATAGAGCCTTCCGAAGAACCGCCATATTCCACATAATCGTGCTGTTTTTCTAATACTATGCTGCCGGAAGTGAAATATTTTGTAGAAGTGGCGAACCCATGTATTTTTGATGAGCTACCCAGAAAAAGATCCCCTCTTTGAATATCTATGGCTATACTACTGGGAGTTCCCCAGGCGAAGATACTTATCCCCACTGCGGTAGTCTGGGTATCTCTTGCCTTGACAATCAACCCGCCATAAGTACCATCATAATCTACACTATTCCCTATTACAACATAGGATTCCCCATAGGTAAACTTAATATTGCCGCTATTCTTTGTATTAAGAAGGTTTCCGTTGTCGATAACGAAATCACCTACTTTCCCGGAACTCGCCGTTATGGTGCCTGTAAATTCTCCTGCTGAAGCATGAACTATCCCCGTGAATTCGCCTGAAGTTGCTACCACTTTCCCTGTGAACTCTCCGCCCGAAGCGTACACTTTGCCCCGAAATTCCCCGGAACTTGCATAGATGGCTCCCCGTACTGTAAGCGACGAAGTAGTCGGTTCGAATACCATCCGGTCGCCTCCCAATACAAAATACCCATCCGAATAAAACCGAAACTTAGCGTCGTTGGCCGCTTTTGCAGAAGTGGCGCCGCCGAACAGTATCGGGTATCGGGATAGATCGGAATACGGGTTAATACCCGATAATCCCGCAACGATATTCGATGCGGAATCGCGGACGCCGACAAACCCTGTAAGCAACAAACCGTCCGATATCTCCGTAGTCATATCCGAAAATGCCGATTTCAGAAATTCCAATTCCGCAACTCTTGCGGCTGCGGCATCGGCAGCATCCTGGGCGGCATCGGAATAGGATTTCAATTCGTTCTGAATAGCCTGATTTGCATCTTCTATGGCTCTCGTGAAATCTTTGTATGCAGCATTGAATTCCGTGTATTGTGCATTCACGTTCCTTACTTCGGCTTCTGATGCTTTGCCGTCCGCAATTGCCGCTGAAATGGCATTCAGAAGACTTACTTTAGCTGCGTCAAACGCACTCTTCTTTGTGGCAAGATCCGTTTTCGCCGAACCTCCCAGATAGGGATTGTTATACAGCTTGCCATAGGCGGCATCGGCTGCGGAGCCCGTTTCGTTGACCGTATTGGTATACTTTTCGATGGATGCCGCTTCCGCGCGATCCACAATCCCGTCGGCAAAGGCTTCGTCGGTGAAGTCTTTCATGCTGGCGACGGTGGTGTTCAACGATGCCGCCGCATCTTTAGCCTCTTGGGCTGTTTTTTGCGCTGCATCGAGATTCACGACCGGCGTTTCTATCGACGTCCGGGTGGGAAGATCGCCGGACGAACTTCCGGAAGTCCAATGATAACCGGAAGGATGCAATTCAATGAAAGGGACGCCGGAGGTACGCACCGTGTACCTGCCGCCGCCGCGAACGTATATGTATTCCATCGATATCTCTATCACCTGTCCGATGCTGCCGACGGGCGTACTCTCTGCAAAGCTGTAAGCAAAGGAATGGATATACCTTTTGACGGGTAGCGTGCCCCAACGGTTCCCGTTCGACTCCCAGGCGCAATTGCATGAGAATCCCTGCGCATGAGTGGCCCAGGGAGGCTTCCCGCTCGTGCCTAATACGGTTCCGATATTAAAAGTCGCTTTATAATCTGTAGCATTGTATAAAGTGAATGTTACCGGATAATAAGTATCCGGATCGAGCGCCGTAGCGTCGATCGTAGTGATCAGGAACTGCCCGGACGAATAGTACTGAATATTTTTCAGCAACGTCGTCTTCGCATCGTAGTACGTTTTGAATCTCGCATTGAAAACCGACCCGGTGATCGTCGAGGTCGTCGTCATATCCGCCAGCAGCGGCGTAATGTATGCGCTCAGGGCATTGTAGACGTTCAGATAATCGGCGGTGCTCAGTTGGATCGTATCGGCCTGGGCTGTGAGGATCGGTTTCTCGCCCTGGATGATCTCCCATTCCCGTTTGGCGTCCTGTTTCTCATTAGGGGTCAGCTTGTCGTCGCTGGCGATATCGGCCAAGGCGTCCAGGGCTTTGTCCGAGTACTCCTTCTGGTCATTGTCGGATATGGAGTACGCCGTAGCCTTATTGCCCTGCTCCAGCTTGGCTCCACACAAATACACTTCATTGTTTCCTGAATGAACTCTAAATAACACTCTGTTATCTCCGCTCGGACTGACAGTTCCCAAAGTTAGGAATGTTACGAAAAAACGCTTCCATTCCGAAGTCAGAACATACCTCATACGAGTATCGACAGCGGAACCGACGGAGGCATCTCCGTTGGTAGCTATAATTCTTTGACTAATTACAGGATGGCAGTAGGTGTGGACATAGCCCTCCCCTTTGGCCCAAAAACTAAGAGTATATTCTTCCGATGGCGTGAACGGTACATTCACCTGCTGGCGAACTTCTGCATAATCGGCGGAAGTCGGAACTTTACAGTATACGACGTTTAGACCTAAATATTGTTCAGACAGAATTTGCCCTTCTCCGCTCCAATGATCGGAAAAATTTTTTGTGCCGTTCAGAATATTCACTCCGCCGATCTGTACGGCATCCACCGCGGCGTCAGCCGCATTTTTTGCCATTGCATCCGCGATGAGATTGGCGAACCGGCTCACTTCCGCGTCATAGTTAGCGAAATAAGTATTGTAACTTGACCGTTGCGCATCGGTCAGGGTCGTATCGGAATCTATATTGACCGCAACCGTCCCGGACAGGAAGTTTTTCAAGGCATTATAGGCGGCGGATAAATCGGCAATCGATACGCTGTATGTCGTCGCATCGTCCTGGTAGGATGCGTATTCTTTATCGATCTGGGCGACCTTATTACGTAGCGTGGCCTTTTCTTCTTTGGATATTACGCTATCCGAGGCCATCTGACGCAGCCTGAGTTGGGCGTCATTCACACTTTGCCAGTCGGATTCGGAAGCGGTAGAACCATCGGCTTTATTAGCGTTACTGATATAGATGACTCCCGATGTTTTAATCCATATATCATTTACGCTATACGGAACGGCGGGGGTGCTGTCTCCATAAAACAGCTTAGCTTTCGTTCCGGCCAGTCCCAATGCTTCGCGGGCTTCTGATAGAGCCTGCGCCGCACCGCTATCGGCAACTCGTAGCCATTGGTATGTATTGTTTTGATATGAAAATTTATACCGCTCCGTAACATTTTCCCCGTCAATGACTACAAATCTGTCGTAATAATCCCCGATATGGCGATTCTTTTCCTCGGTGCTCGCCCATTCGTTTGCAGGGGCATTGTTGAGCGTAGGCACTTCCGTCCCTTCGTAAGATGTAATCGATCCGTCGATCTGGCTTTGCAAATCCGGGATGATCGTATCGTTAAGCACGTTTACCGCCGTTTGCAATTCCTGCGACAGTTGATACGCCCCCTGTGCGGTAGTGTTAATTGCTGTCTGGATGTATTTATTCGCTTCTTCTAATCGGGTGTTAAATGTGCCGTAAGCCGTGTTGAAGATGTCGTATTTAGAATCCACGTCAGATTTCTCCGTGGGAGTGGCTACGCCGTCCGCCGATGCCGATTGGATCGATGTCAATAGGTTTGCGACAGCCGTATCGAAAGCGGTTTTCGCCGCGGCAAGATTCGTCTTGGCCGTGCCGGTCAGCAGCGTATTATTATATACGGTGCTGTATGACGTATCGACGCTTTCTTTGGTTTCGTTGACCGTATTGGTATACTTTTCGATGGATGCCGCTTCCGCGCGATCCACAATCCCGTCGGCAAAGGCTTCGTCGGTGAAGTCTTTCATGCTGGCGACGGTGGTGTTCAACGATGCCGCCGCATCTTTAGCGTCTTGGGCTGTATCTTTTGCCGTATCGATATCCTGTTTCACCTCCGGCCACTCCGAAAGATTCTTCAGTCCCGAACTGTTTTTACCGATTATTACGTCGGTATTCATCCTCATTCTCGGTTTGGTATCGCCGGGGGCCTGTTGAAAGGTGATGTAAGTCGCTTCGGGATCATCCAGGTTTCTATCCCCGCAGAACATATCCCCGTATACATACTGATACGCGCGGCCCGTTACGGGATTTACCCCGATCCCGATATAGTTTTTATCCGTCAGGTCGAAAGAGTCTATTTTAGCCAATACCTGTATGGAGCCGCCGTCCCTTGCATCTATTACGATTGCCGATTGGCGGGCGACGTCGGTTCTGTTACCGAACTGCACGATATTGTCCCCTTCCGCGGGAATGCCGCTGCCGTCTTTATCCGTTTTGGAGATATCCACATAATCGTCTCCCACGCCGGTAACGAGTGCCCAAAAATATTTAATGATGCTTTTGTTATCGGCGGAGTAACGTTGGCATCTTGCCTGATCGCCTACGACAATACCGCTATATCTCGTACCGTTCTTGTTGTCATAATAACAGCGATAATAAGTGCTTTCCTCTTGTGCGGACGTGCATTCGAAGCCTCCGTTCGAATGTACCGTTTCTCCGAGCCTGAAAGACATCTGATTTATGATGGCCTCGTTGAATACCGCTTCTTTGCGAATGATTAGCTTGTCCGCTTCCACGACACTGCTGCCCGTGCTATCCTGATATACGCCCGCACCGGCTCCGCTGATATTTCCCTTGCGGAAATTGGCCGTAGCGAACTTGCCTTTCGCAATAACATCCGCGTCAGATTCGACGTTGCCTTGCGCCGTAACGCTTCCTTTCGCATCTACGTTTCCCCCGGCGGATATATCTCCCCCTGATTCAATATTTCCTCCTACTTGCGCATCCCCGCCAGCGGTCATATCCTGGGCAGCATTTATGTTGCCCGCATTGAAATCAAGGGATTTCCTGCCACCTTTGGGGTGGAAGTCCTCCATACTCCGAAGTGCAGAAAAAACGTTGTAATCGGTGGGGGCCGTGTTGTCGTATCTACTGATAACATAGATGCCTACGCCGGATACAACACCGATTCTTTCCGCATACTGGTTTTCCTTTATGTTGGTTTCGATGCTGCCCAGGCGGGAATAAACCGTATTATCGCCGACGGTATAGGTGGCGATATACTCATTGTACAGCTTCTTTTCAAATCCCTGAATCCGCGATTGACGACCATCAACACCAAAATTGCTGCCTATAAGAAGCACCTTTTGTCCGGCTTCGTAGTTTTTATCGTTTAGCTGGCAATACACGGGATTAGTAGGACAATCATACACGTTGGTATCGCTGCTATTTTTTATTGCCCAAGATTTACCCACTTTCAAAAGATCCTGCTCGGCTTCAGCAATTCTTTCTTTGGGTAATTCTATTCCGGTTAATACCATTGTGTCGCCCACCTCCGGATGCAAGTCTTTGTTGGGAATAATCAGGACATTCCCATCCCCGGAGTTTTCTGTCTTGGCGATGACTTCAAATTTTTTGTTAAATCCGTCTTCAGGTTTCCATTTTTCAGGGTCTATGACGTTATTATCGTTGTCGATAAGGGCTATTTCAAATTCTTGATCTTTAAGGCTTCCGCTTGTAAATACGCAACGCAGGGTTTCGCCTACGATGGTGTCGGATGGTAAAAACGGCGTATTAGCGCATGTCATTACGTAAGCGTCGAAAGTATCGCTGCTTTCCGATCCTTCTAACTTTCTCTTAATGGTAGTAATATCGGTAATCGTATCGGTGTTTTTAGGATACACATCCTCGAAATACACCACTTTCTCCACAACATCGCCAGAGGCTATATTCTCCCATGCATCAATGTACTGCATCCCATTCGGAAGATGCAGCCGTTTTTCTGAAACGTGATTAGTTACCCCTCCCTGCTGAGTATTACCATAGTCGTTAGGTATGTTTCGAGTCGATCCGAAAACTAAAAACCGAGTTCCGTAATTCGAATCATCCCCTTTTTTGGCCGGGATGGAAGAAACGACTTCTCCGCGCTCGAATCGTTCAGGAGAACCTAATTCCAACTTCCCGAAATAGATCCAAACTTCCGCGCCGTTTTCAATCGTCCACCATTCGACTTCGAAAACTTTAGCGATATTTGCGAGCCCATCCCAGCACGAATCGCCTGCGAATGACACAAGTTTGGTCATTTTATCAAGATCGGCGGGTACGGCTCCCACTTTCCAGTTCGTCCCGCCGAGAAACCGGTTCATATTGTCGGCGATCAGATTCCCAAAGGACGCCAGATCGGTCGTATCGCTAAATGTCGTTTCCGAAACTTCTCCGGCCAACCACTGAACACAACAACGTTTCATGTGATTTTGCTGCGCCCAGAAATTAAGCGTGTATTTATATCCACCCGTATTATTGTCAAATTCGGGTGTCACGTTCGACATGATTTCGAACTTGCGGCTCTTATAGATTATATATGAACCGCGAGGAAAACTCGTTTGATTTTTTAATGAAAAGGGAAGTTGAATGTAATAATCGCCCATTAGGACGAATTTTATGATCGCGTTCTTACTGACGCGAACATCTATAATTTTTATTCCGGAAGGATTATATATAGTCATTTCGTCGTAAAACTTCGTAGCCTGCATCATCACAGGCACACAACAAAGATCAATACATTCGGCACATTATGCAAGAAACTTTAAATAACATTTGTAGGTAATAAAAATATTACCTATTTTTGCATTATAAATGAAAATAGATATGCCGACGATATTTATTATGTTTGGGTTTCGTTTTTTGTTTTACTCAAATGACCATGATCCGATACATATCCATGTAGTCAAGGATAACATTAGTGCAAAGTTCAATATATTTCCGGTAGCTTTAGTGGAGAATAATGGGCTGAAACCCGCCGAATTAAAGATGGTAGAAGCTATTATCGAGGAGAACCAGGAAGTAATAGCCGAACATTGGAATAAGTTCTTTAATAAAAGTAGGTAGTTATGATAAAGGTCGAAAAAATATGGATTACGAATAGCGCCGTATGGATTCGCACGGATGATGGAAGGGAAGCATCTGAGCGATTCGTCGAGTATCCGCGTTTGAAGTGTGCAACAAAGGAGCAGCGCGAAAACTATAAGGCTAATGCGTTCGGAATTTATTGGCCAGATATTGACGAAGATTTAAGTTATGAGGGATTTTTCAGAAAAAACAATAAAACCCCATTGTTTGAACTGTTTATGTCGCATCCCGAATTAAATGCTTCTGCCGTAGCCCGCCGGATGGGAATAGCCCAAAGTCTTTTGGCGCAATACATAAGCGGAAATAAGTGTCCGTCGCCGGATCGAATGGAAATGATAAAAGAGGAAATACGTCGCATAGGCGCAGAACTTCAGCAAGTGTAGGTTGCATGATTACTATTCAGAATATCGATCCCCAAATAATTGCAAATAACCTTGAACCCGCCTATCCGACTCATCCATGCGAAAATTTGAAGCCGCATTATAGTTTCATATTTTGTATTGGATTTAACTTATTCTGCCGTCCTTCTTGTCGGATCTGGCTCACGAAATTTAATCGCTAATTTACAGGCGCGAAGGCGGTAATTCTCAAATTGCGTGGCATTCCTATAAATTAGGTGGTAATATTCTCCAAGATCGGGAATATACAATACTACCTTTCCCTTATGAAGCTCAGACTTGAATCTTTTAAGATTCGACAAGAAGGATGCTTTATCGGCCCCGGCAACCAGGAAGGTAAGCGTTAAATCCCGTTCGTCCGAAACAGGGTCTTCAACAATAACCTCTACGCCCGGTTTTAAAGGATCATCGTTTTCAACAAAATCTTTCAGCGGTTCAAACGTAAGAAATTCTTTGTAGCTTCCCGCAACCAATGTTACCCCCAATGATGAAAGGGTAATTCCATTTATCGTGATATCCGAAGTTGCCATATTACAAATTGTCGAGTTTTCTGTTCATGGACGTTAGTGTTTCGTTCATAGTCGGCAACACCCTTGTATAAGACCTGATGTCTGCGACATTGCCGTTAAGCTGAATCATAATATCCCTGATGTCGGTGGTTCTGTTTAGCTGTTCTGCGCTCAGACTTTTCACAAATTCGACCGCAGCAAGGATATTGCCGGTTTTAGCCTGAACGTCCGATAATCTGCCATTCATTTCTTCTCCCTCGTCCTGGGACATGACCTGATATCCTCTTGTTGATGCGGTCTGGGCGGATACGTCATTATCAGGTGTGAATAGATCCAAATTATGTTTATTGCCTGCTTCCCGAAACGCCTCCAACATTCGCATAACATCGTCCTGCTTGCCTTCTACACTTGAAACCAACGAGTCAATGATATTTGTGTACTGCTCAAATTGCTTTTCAGGAGATAATCCGCTAGCGTTTTCCATTGCCGTAAGCATTTGCTTTTGTGCTTCTTCAAAAAGCGGCGCAAGTTGTATTGAGTAGATCATATCTTTAGCAAGCTTGCCAAGCATTCCGGAAACACTGTCTTTAAATGATTCGGCTGCATTCGTACCGTTCGTAAACGCATCTACAAGCGCATCGGTCATTGTATTACCCAAATCACCAAAAATACCGGACAAGTAGTCTTTAGTCGCCTCGATAGCATCTTGATATAGTTCCCAATCATCAACAAGATCTTTTATTAACTCTTGGTTTTCCTCTGCCAGCTTGCCAAAAAGATCGGATTCGGTGAATTTTTGTAAGGCATCCATATTCAATTCACCATCATCAAATAATTCAGGCAATAAACTTCCTAACGATTCATATTTGGCTGACCGAAACCATGTCCCATGACGGGTTTTTACCGACATATTGGCAATAGATTCGGCGGCACTTTCCCATTCCTTTATGCCCGTCAAAAAACTGAACTTACCTCCCCGTTTCTGAATCTTTGATAGTGTTTTATTGTATCTATCATAAGCCTCGGTAAAGACATTCATGTTTTCAGAAGCATTGCGAAAAGCATCTTCACCGAATATTGTACCTTCCCACCCGTTAATCTCGCTTTCTCTTTTCAGGCGTATTATTTCGTCATTCAAATCAGCGAATTGACGTCGGGTTCGCTCTATGGCATCATCGCGTTTAAAAAGATTAAATAATCCTCCGATTACCGTGGTAGCCAAACTAATCCCCGATGTAATTCCCCCCATAACATTTTCGAAACTTGCCCCACTGGTTTCAATGTTACCCATTGCGCTGGCAAATGATCCGACACTAGCAGCAATATCGCCCATTGTTGACAATACATTTGCAAGTCCCTCATCGTATTCACGAATACCATTTGCGGCGTTTCTTGTGGTTTCGGCTATTGCATTGAAAGCAGTTGCCATCCCCCCCCAGTCTCCCGTTTTAGCGGTCTCACTCGCTTTACTTAATTGCTCTTTCAGCTTCTTTATTTCGGCTTCGAGTCTGATAATCGTTTTTCTGAGTCCTTCCGCCTCCGATGTTGATGATGAGTCTAATTTATCGTATGCCTTTCGTGCTTCCTCTAGTTTTTTTTGAGCTTCACGCATCATTTCATCTAACTGCACAATAGACATATCAGCAAGCTGTTGCGCCCATTCCGACGCTTGCACCTCAAAATCCGCAAGTGCGGCATCTCTTTCCGCTTCAAGCATGGAGCGTTCGCCTTCGGTTACTGTTCCTGCTATTTTACGATCATATTCGTCTTTGGTAGCCTGTAACCGTTCCCGAAATGTCCCATATTTCGTCAAATACTCATTCCATGCCTTTTCGTTCTCTAAAAGAACTTTATTTTCTTCTGCTTGTTTTATCTTCCCCTCAAGTTCCCCTGCCTGATCTAATGTAATACTACCACCTTCCTTAGCGGTTTCGACCCACTTACGAAACTCTGCGTATTTATCTTTAATATCTTGGAATTTTCTTTCCTCATCAGACAAAGTATCATCCATGATCTGTTTCGATATTTTGTCGTACTCATTGGCATATTTCATTCTGGCTGCTATGCGCTCATTGTTAGCCTTCACTTCTACATTAGCCATCTGAGTTGCAAAATCTTGCTCCCTTTCGTTCGTTAGTTTTCCTCCGGAAGCCTCTTTTTCTTCTTCACGAGCTTTGGATATAGCCTGTTTTCGCTGTTCAGTCTGAAAATCTATCTCTGCAAGTTCCTTATTTAAGCCATCCTTCATAATATCGAGGCGCGACTGCTCAAGGGCGCGGTCGTTTGCGAAGATCAGCTCTGCAAGTTTTTTTTGAGCATCAGAAACGGATTTTACAGTTTTATCAGATGTATTGAATTGCTTTATTTTAGCATCGTATTCAACAATTTGAGCTTCAAGTTTTTTCCATTCTGCGGTACCTTTGAGCGATATATCCATCGCATCGATAGCTCCTTGGGCTTCTTTTTTTAGATTTTCCCAATAAGCTTTATTTTGGACGACGGCCGTGCCTCCTTCTTGTAATTTGGTAATTTGCCCTTGATTCGATGCGATTGTTTTTACGTTTGACTGTTTTTGCTCTTGGAGATAGGCTTCACTTTCGTTGTACGGGATGAATTGACCCTGTGCAGCCTTTCTTCTTGCCTCCTGAATCAGCCGGTCTATTTCCTTGTTTTGTTCGGTAAGTTCATCAATATTGCCCTGGAGCGTGGCTATTTTTACATCTGCCGGGGCTGCTGCCGCCATAGTTTCACGGAACGATTTTAATTGCTTTTCTAACTCATACAATTCGGCGTAATCGTCGCGTTTCCCGATCCATGTATTATGATATTGTTTTTCTCTATTTATTTCAGCAAGTTTATTATTGTATCTCTCTTCTAAATCACGTTCCTTCCTGGCGTCGTTAATTCGATTTAACTCTTTCGTTAAATCAACCAACGACATCAATTTTATTTGTTCCTCGTCATACTTTTTCAGTAATTCAGGATAGGTCTTTATTAAATCTTCGTAAGCCTTCTGTTTGGAATATGCGGTGCTCACATCATCATTCATTACCGAATGTAAACTCTCGGCCTTGCTTTTCTGCTCGTCGAGTTTTTGGTGGTATTCATCCATCGCGGCATTCACTCTTTTTTGTGCGGCCTCTTGAGCTGAATCCGCCGTGATGAGTTTGTACAGTCCGTAAGTCAAAGCCGCAATAGCCGTTGTGATTAAACCAACCGGGTTGCGAAGCATTGCGACTGTATTTGCCTTTATTGCAACGGTAAGGGCTTTCCACCCTTTCGTTACAAGCGTCATGCGAGCAGCTTCTACGGCTTGGGCAGCCGTTAGTTCTTTGCCAATTTTTAACGCTAATGCTTTTTGCAAAACAGCTTCACGCATAACGACCATATTGACACGCTGTGCTGCAACCGTAAGCATAATAGCCGCCTTATACGCCCCATAAGTAGCAACTAACGGGACAAGGATGTCGAGTACTTTTTGATAATTCTCAACGAGCGAAATAGTGCCTTGCAACACACCGGCAATAACTCCTTCCTGCGACTTTCCGATATCATTAAACATGGTATCAAGAGCATCGCCGAGGTTGGAAATAAGTCCTGTAATTGTTTTGGATTGTTCTTGCATGAGGTTGTAAAACTGTCCGCCTTCATTGGTCATTCCTTCAATGACCTTCTTTACATCCTCAAAACCGATCTTTCCGGCAGAAACCATTTCGTTAATTTCTTCGGTGGTTTTGCCGTACATTTTAGCCATTTCTTGAAGGACGGGAATACCCGAGCTTGTGAATTGAAGCATATCACGAGCATACAAGCGTCCTTGTACCGCGGTCGTACCGTATAAATAGGTTAATCGCTCCAGCGGCAATCCTAAGCCGGCCGCTACATTACCTAATCGCGTCAACGTTCCGGTGATATCTTCGGCGGCGAACCCATACGCGAGTAATTGACGAGCGCCATCGGCCACTCCTTTCAGGTCAAAGGGTGTTTTTGCCGCCAAATCGACCATTTCGGCCATAAGCGCATCGGCCTTCTCTTTGTTTTGAAGTAATGTTGTAAAGGCAACTTCTAATTGCTGAAATTCACCGCGAGTAGTAGCTATTTGCCTAACCAACCCGGCAAGTGAAACGCCTACCCCGATCTTTCCAAGTGTAGCGGCAAAACGCTGCATCGCATAGTCCATGCGGTCTGCATCTGTTACAACGCTTGTCGTTGCGTTTCTCGCTATATTCCGAAGTTCTCTGAATTTACGAATCGCTTCTTCATTGTCGATGACTGCTGTCAGGTCTATCATAGTATTTCCGTTCTATTTTATTTGCCTCCGGCCATCCGAAGGAATAAATTCATTGATTGCGGGTCGTTTACATCTATCACATCAGGGATGGATGAATTATTATTTTGACCAGGATTATCCGTCTTGCTTTTATAATCCGTTTTAAGGGAATCCTTCATCATCAATTGGGCATTAGCCCAAGATATTTCCCATAAAATGTAGTCGAACGTCCATCCGTATCGGCTTGCGAGTGCGTCTATTTGCCCCCAGATACTTTGCCCTCCGTAGTGGCTATCCGCTTCGCTGCCGTATTCTGGGAAATCGTTGCCCGCAGCGTTCTTACCAAGCGAATAGCGTCCGTAAAATCCTCATAATAGGACATGAAAACAATTGCGTAAAGAAGATTGACGCAAGCCTGTGATGTCATAGTAGGAGAATCGAGCAGCAGTTGTGTGCGGGCCTCAAACTGCTCGTCGATTTCTTTTCGGGTTCGAAGTGTTGCGATAGCGATGATCTCGGCGACTTCTCGCGCTCTTTCGGCGCACACCTTCCACATTTGTTTGACCGGGTCTTCGGCGTTATTGTCCAATAGAATATCAAGGTCGAGAAGACGACGAGTAATCATAGCTAATCGCCCAAGTTGGAGCGGGAATAGACAAAGCGTCACTTCGTTCCCATCCATATCCTCGATACCGAAGGACTCGTTATTACTTGTCAGAACGTTAATCGCTCGCTTATCCGTTACTGATTCTTTAATGTCTGTCATTTCGATAAAGATTTGATCCCGCCCCGGTCTCGCTCCGTGATGCAAGTCGTTAACTTTCCAGCGGGAAAAAGGATTAGATACCCGGAGTTGTCGTATATTCCGGGATCGGGATGGGCCACCATGCCACGCCGCCCTGTTCGGGGGCGAGCACTTCGGCTGATACGGCGATCTGCAAAGGATCGCTCACATTCAACCCACCCGTAAGGGATGCCGTGTATTTAAGGCGGGCAAAAGCTATTGAATATCCCGCCTTTGTGTCGAAAACAAACCCCTTTTCTCCTTCGTACAGTTCGCCCTTTGCAGGCTCATCCGTGCCAAAGTAGAACTCCAGGGTATCGTCGTCGAAATCGGCGATATTCCATGTGAGTTCTTGTGTCCCTGACGACGGGTCCCTTATCACAAAGAATGGGCTTGACTGTCCTTCTCGATAAAACTTATTACTCGTAGAAACCGAAAAGTTTGTACTAACACCACCATTGTATGGCTGAGTAATAAGTGTATAAGCTTTAATGAGGTTGGTGGCTCCTTCATCTTGCACGCCTTTCGGAAGCGGGGCTCCTGAATGAACTGATGCCAATCCTATTAATCCTACTGACTGACTCATAATTTTAGTATTTTTTAAATTGAACTTTAATGCTTGAAAAAGTGTAGGAGACATTCTCCTCACTGATGATAGATTCGTCGCTCACATCAAAGAACCAGCGTTTATCAAAGGGATAATTACCTATGGATTCAAAGGCAATCCGCGTTAGTTCATTCAGACGATTGCGATTCGGGAAGCGCTGTTCTTCACGGTTAATTGTGGGAGTGTCGTCAGGAACGTAAATATTTACGATTACCGTCGCCACTTGGGAATCGCCGATAACGTTCGTCAACGAAGTCATTACCACAAATTCACCGGAAGGATTATTAGGGTAATGATCGGCGTACATCGTTGGAATGGCTTTCCCTAACGGCGAGTCACGAATGCGATCCCAAACGAGTTTGAATATTTCCGTAGAAGTCAGATTCATTACCTTTTTGATTTTAAGAATCGTGCGAACTCCGCTTTGAGCTTTTCAGCGGTGGCCTCCACCCAATCCCCGGAGCCTTGCAATACATCGAAACCTTTTGCTTCTACATACCTGGCGTACTCCATACCGGCAACCCATACGAGATAGGTTTTGTTGGCAGGAAGTTCGCGCGCGACTTGAAGAGCATAAGAACGGGCTTTCTGCTGGGCTTCGGCATAACCGTTACCATTGCTAAAATCATCCATTACGACATTACCGTACTGAACTATTACATAGCCAATAGAGTGGCGTAGGTTGGATGTTCGATCGGTATAGCTACCGTGTTCGATGGCGTATTTTACCACTCGTTCGCCGAGTGCTGAAAGCCACTCGACCGCTTTCCGGTCATACTCTTTCTTAGCTCGGACAAATTCGAGTTCTACCTCGCGCCAATTGGTACACTTTATAGCCATAATCTCGTGTCTTCGTAACGTTGTCCGCTTTTGTAGAATCCCTGTACCGGATACGACTTTCCCTTACCGTCCTCGGTTCTGTGTGCATGATCGAAAATGTTGATTCCTCGACTGTCGAAAATGCACACCTGTGTTCCGAGTTTGATGGGCGGCGTATTTGCCGGCATCGTAACCTCGAATGAGTATAGGAAGGCCTGTCCGTTTTCGCCTCGTACTTCGCGGGCCTGTCCGTTTTGGCGGGCATTGCAACGTCCGAGAACTCGCCATTCTCCTTTCCCTTCGATCCATCCAGGCGAACCGTCAGGATTAGGTGTAGCGTCTTCCTCGTACCATATTTCGAGTGTGTAGGGATATCGGATCATCAGTATGGTAAAAACTCGATTGTTGGAGTTGCATTGAACTCGTCCGCAATATCGGTTAGGCCATTATCCTTTGCTATGTCGTGGATTCGACGGCGTAATTCATCGGTATCATAACCGAGCGAATAGCCGCCATTACTTTCAGAAGAAAGGACGATAAGCTGTTTCAGAACATCAATCGATGCTTTTGCGACAGACACCTTATTGCCGGTTGCATATTCATCTTCTGTCTTCAGTTCTGCGTCTAAACATGCGACAGCGATCAGGTTGTCGTCTACGTTGTAAGGATAGAGCCTTGCCGATATTGCTTCGAAGTTCGTCATACCGGAAGTGTTATGCGTTCATCGTAGAGAGATCGAAAATGGCGATCTTGTTAGGCGCTGTGAAATTCGGAATCCATTCGGCCCCGTATTCCATGAAGCGCCCTTCGTCGGTGCGCCAGTTCGAAGTCCACATACCGCCTTCAAGTCGCGTATACGTCTTATTCGGCACTGGATCGGAGATTTCGTAAGGCTCGTGCCACATCATTTTGCCGATCTTATCCTGCGGAAGCAGCGTAATACGGTCGTCTTTGAACGTCAGCATGTCAGTCCCGTCAGGCATCGCTACCGTATCGTCGATGATACGAATATTTGGCAACCCGATACCCGAAAAAACCTGGTTCGCCATCGCTTCTGTGATGAGTCCGCCAGCCATGGCTATTTGCGCGCCGCTCATAATCATTTTATAAGTATTGGCAAACTCTTTGGCTCCGACGATGTTTTTGTTGAACGTCGAGCGGGTCATTTCCATCACAGAGAACCGTCCCATAGTCGGACGCATTGCTTCGATCTGGGTTTTCAGGTAGGTGATGAAATTGTCTTTATCTCCGGCAGCGGGGGTGATCTTCTTGACCGGCAGCTCCATGTCGAGCAAGGTGATTCCCTGCGGATTGTCTGCGAGCGTCACGGATGCTTTGCCGTCAGAACGGAGATCTCCGACTACGATATCCATACGCTTATGCGGGGCAAGCCGGATCTGGCGTACATCATCAACGATATAGTCGATAATCGCATTCATGGCGGCCGCCTGATCCGCGGGCTTCGCTGCATTGAATTTGTCGATAAGCGACTTAATCATATCCAGACGGTCGTTATCCATCTGATAACGGTCGCCCAGATAAGCCACTTCCCCATAACCGCTACCCAGCGATTTGCGTTCGCGCAGAGGCTTATTGGAATTGCGGTCGATTATCGATCCGGCTGTTACGCCCGTAACCGTACCGAGATAGGTTTTGAATACTCGGGATTTGGTTTCTTCGAAATCGAGATATCGCCTCCAGAAGATTTCATCCTGTTGTGTCGCCTTCGTGCGGTCAATAACCGCTTTGACGACATCGGCATTATTGAAAAGAATTTCAAGTGTCAGTTTCATTGTCGTCATGGTTTAGATGGTGAAAAGGAATCGAGACGTAAGGGTCTCTTTGTCTTTGTCGGAGATCGGGACGTATAACTTCGACTCCCGCACCTCATAGGCCTGTCCGATGGCCGTAACCGTTGCGCCGGGTTCCACCTTCGTTACGGCATAATTGAGGAAATTGGCGGTGGCTTTCGGGGCTGTGCCGTCTGCGGTCGCTGCCTCGAAAAGAACCGTACCGGCTTCTGCGGCGAGAGCCGCGCTCATCGTCAGTTCGTCGTAGTCCGCGTTGGTAGTGCTGATACTTGAAACGGTTGCGCCGTTCGTCCCATCGCCGAGATGCATACCCTTGTAAGCAAGGGAACCCTTTGCGATTTTTATTTTCGTACCCGTAGTCACCTTCTCGACCACTTTGACATTTTTTACCGCGGAAGCCTTGCGCGTCGTTAGGTTGACGTACAAAGGGGTCAGCGGCATTAGCAGTGTCCCTTCGGGAATATTCGCGTCCTCGAAGTTAAAACCGCCCGAAAGACGATAAACTGTATCGAACCGACACAATTCTTTCAGCACGTCTCCCGGGGTTAAATCATACTTAAATCCTGCTGGCATTTTTTACTTGTTTTGAGATTTAACAATTTGCTCTGTGCCCGTGTTAATCAGTTTGGCGATGTCATTCCCGTTATCGGTCATGCCGCCACCCTGCGCGGGCGGCTCGGAAAACTCGAAACCTGCGTCGATCATGTCCTGCTTTACATCTTTGAAATACTCGTCGAGATTTGCATCCTGAGCGATGTTCAGTTTTGCGGCGAATTTTTCGGGGATTCCGAATTCTTTTGCTTTCGTTGCAATCATGGCGCTTCTCTGCGCTGCCAACTGAGCCTGTTGCAGTGCAGTGCGAGTTTCCTCCCTGAGTTTTTCCAAGAGTTCCTCTCTGAGCGCCTCGACATCGAAAGGCTGATTGATGGGTTCGGTTTTGGCCTGTTCGCCCCCGGTAACAGGTGCCGCCTTTTTCAATTCCTCTAACTGCAATTGCAGCGCGGATTTCTCCGTGCGTACTTTGTCGATGTCGGATTGGAATGCTTTCAGCAGCGGTTCGACCCCGCTAATGGCGGTTTCTATTTGTGCTTCGTCGGTGATGGTTTTTTCCAGATAAAGGGCAACCCCGTCAAAAGCCCTTTGCCCGAAGCCCAAGTTGGAATACTTGTTCTTCAAGTTTTCGAGAATCTTCTCTTTCATGTTCTTCCGTTCTATATGGTTTAGGATAAATCATCATATCCGCAACAAAAAAATGGGCCGCCGACTTTCGCCAGCAGGCCCAATTCCCACACGTAAATAAGTCCTTCCGTTAGTGCCTGTGGCTTATATCATCATAAGCACTTCAAAGGTCTGCACATTCGGCACATTATCCAATAGGTAGAGCGAAAAAGATAAAAAAATCATCTCATAAGCAAAACTTATGGCCATATAATTATTATAATATTTATTAATTTGCGGGGG